ATTCATAAGGATAAGGGAAAGTTTGTTGCTTATGTTGATGGCGACAGACTTGATGCTTATAGAACACAAAAAGAGGCAGAGAAAGCTGCTACTCAATTTGTGAAACAGTTTGGAAAAATGAAATGAAACTGATTGCAGAATATACAGACCAAGATATTGAATGCATTGTCGAAGCCAAAGATGGTAAAAAGACATATGCAATTGAAGGTATCTTTGCTTCTTCAGAACAGAAGAATCGTAATGGTAGAATTTATCCAAAGAATGTTATGGAATCTGCTGTTAGTAAATATATTGATGAACAAGTTTCAAAAGGTAGAGCTGTTGGTGAACTCAATCATCCTGAAGGACCAACAATCAACCTAGATAAAGTTTCACACAAGATCGAGTCCCTTGATTGGAAGGGTAACGATGTTGTTGGAAAAGCGACAATACTGGCAACTCCTATGGGTAAGATCGTCGAAGGTCTTCTCGATGGTGGCGTTAGGGTTGGCGTGTCAACTCGTGGTATGGGAAGTTTGCAACGTTCAAACGGTGCTATGATGGTCGGTCCCGACTTCATGCTAAATGCCGTTGATATCGTTCAAGATCCATCTGCTCCGAATGCTTTTGTTAATGGTGTTATGGAAGGTGTAGAATGGGTATGGAATAACGGTATTATTGAAGCGCAAACAATTGAAAGAATGGAGACTGAAATTAAGAAAGCTCCACGGAAAGATCTCTATGAGGTACAAGTTCGTGAGTTTAAGAATTTCCTCTCGTTACTCAAATCAAAATAATAGGAGTCAATTATGACTGATCAATACACTGAAGATCAAGAGATTGAACTCTACGACGAAGTTGAGAACGAAGACGAAGTCGTGGAAGAAGCTCATGATCCTAAGAATGCTGAAGCTCAGTCAGTAGCCTCTGTGGATGCAGCTGGTGATAAAACTGGAACCGCTAAGAAGCGTAAAGGTGATAACACTAAGAAAGATCCAATGCCTAAGACAAAAGCTGGCATGATTAATGCCGCTTATCAAATGATGTCTAAAGCCAAGAAAGAAGACCTCAGTGTCATGCTTTCTAAAATGATGGCTGAAGATTTCGATGTCGAAGATGGCGAAACAGAAGCACGCGCTGAAATTCAGTACGAAGCTGATTTTTCTCAAGACCTGAATGCTCTCATTAATGACGAAGCTACTTTGTCAGAAGAGTTTAAGGATAAGGCAGAAACAATTTTTGAAGCAGCTATTAAGTCTAAGCTGTCTGAAGAGATTGATCGCCTTGAGGCAAAGTATGAAGAAGAACTCTCTGAAGAGATCGAATCTACTAAGTCTGATCTTGTAGAAAAAGTCGATTCATACCTCAACTACGTAGTTGAACAGTGGATGACCGACAATCAAGTCGCCATTCAAGCTGGTCTCAGAGCTGAGATTGCAGAAAACTTCATGACTGGTCTTAAGGGATTGTTTGAAGAAAACTACATCGAAGTACCTGAGTCTAAGGTCGACCTAGTTGATGATTTGGCAGATACAGTTGAAGAGCTCGAAGAGTCTCTGAATACTACAACTGCTAAAGCTATCGAGCTTTCTGAAGAGTTAGAAGATTACAAGCGTGACGCGATTATTCGTGAGCATTCGCGTGATCTTGCTGAAACTCAAGTAGAAAAGCTTAAGTCACTTGTTGAAGACGTTGATTTTGAAGACGAAGAAACTTTTGCACAAAAAGTTGAAACTGTTAAAGGATCATACTTCAAGAAAGAAGTAACCGAGTCAACAGAAGCTGCATATACTGAAGCTGAAGATGGAGATTCTCCAATTCAGGTATCAAGTTCAATGTCTGCTTACTTGTCAGCTCTAGAAAAAACTAAAAAATAAGGAGTGTTCCAATGATGGAATCATATGATCGTCTGATCGAAAAATGGTCTCCAGTACTCGATAACGAGTCTGCTGGTAAGATCCAAGATAACCACCGTAAAGCAGTAACTGCTGCTATTCTCGAAAACCAAGAGCGTGCGTTTGCAGAAGAAGCTTCACAAGGTCAATTCATGACTGAAGCGGCTCCTACTAACAACACTACAGCTGCTGCAAACTGGAATCCAGTTCTGATTGCACTTGTTCGTCGTGCTATGCCTAACTTGATGGCATATGACGTATGTGGTGTTCAGCCAATGTCTGGTCCTACTGGCCTGATCTTTGCTATGAAGTCACGTTACAAGTCAACTTCAGCTGGTGCTTCAAATAATGATGAAGCATTGTTTAACGAAGCAGTTACTGGTTTCTCTGGTGATTCTTCTACAACTCAAGCTTCTTCAAGCTCAGGTTTGAATGACTCAACTGCTACTGGCGCCGGCACTATCGATGACGAGCGTGCTACTGCTCTTGCAGCTGGCGGTATGCCAACTGGTGACGCTGAAGCTTTGGGTTCAACTGGCGGATCTGCTTTCCAAGAAATGGGATTCACCATTGAAAAAGCAACCGTTACAGCTAAGTCACGTGCTTTGAAAGCTGAGTACTCACTCGAACTCGCTCAAGACTTGAAAGCTATTCATGGTCTTGATGCTGAAACTGAGTTGGCTAACATCCTGTCAACTGAGATTTTGGCTGAAATCAACCGTGAAGTAATTCGTACAATCAACTCACAAGCTAAGACCGGAGCTCTCCAGTCTAACACAGCAATCAACGGTATCTTCAATCTGTCTACAGATGCTGATGGTCGTTGGTCAGTTGAAAAGT